ATTACTCTATTCGACATAAAGAAAAACAAAACAGGGTAATACTTATCCTAAACCCCGCGACCAAAGAACACTTCATCTATCAAAAGTTTTTCGAGAGTAGAGGAGTAGATGCGGGAGTCAATACAGTTAAAGGCGATACAACTTACATTCATACAACGTATAAGGATAATATATCAAACCTATCTGAAAGTTTCTTAAATCAAATAAAAACGATAAAAGAAAGACGTCCCGATAAATATAAACATACAATACTCGGTGGATGGTTGGAGAAAGCAGAAGGGGTTATCTTTACAAACTGGAGGATTGGAGAATACAACAAAGATAATGGTTCAGTGTTTGGTCAAGATTACGGATTTAGTAACGACCCATCAACACTTGTTGAAACGTCAATTGATAAAACTAACAAGATTATTTATGTTAGATTACACATTTATCAAACAGGGTTAACCACATCACAATTAGCACAACTAAATAGGCAATTTGCAGGACGTGACTTAATAGTAGCGGATAATGCAGAGCCACGTTTGATTAACGAATTAAAGTCACAAGGGCTTAACATTGTACCTACAATCAAAGGTGCAGATTCTGTTAAATATGGAATAAGTTTATTACAAGACTATGACTTAATTATTGATGAAAATTCCGTAGATTTGATAAAAGAATTAAATAACTATTGTTGGCTAGAAAAAAAGTCTGAGACACCGATAGATAAATATAACCACGCGTTAGATGCGTTAAGGTATGCAGTTAGTTATCAATTAAGTAACCCAAACAAAGGTAAATATGGAATCAGGTAAAAGTTTAAGACAAATGATTAATGAGAGCAGCGCAAAGGTTGTAGATGCTTATAAGGACGAATACGGAGACAATTGGAAATTCCAATGTGTTGAATCAATAGACAATGAAGTAGCGAAAGCTGAAGCGTCATTGAAATATTGGAAGGGTGTAAGGGCTAAAGTAATGATAGCAAAATGAAAGTAGATATAACAATTAAACATTATAACAATTCATGTGGTGATGGATGTTGTCTTGATTACGGTACAATAACAGAAGTAAATGGAGAGCAAGTAGTCGATAGTCAAGACATTGAAACAATACTTAAGCGCATTCTTGAAAAGTTAGGTTATGAAGTAGAAATAGAAAGTATTTATGAAGATTGAAATTGATATTCCTTCCAACCTGTCCGAAATAAGTTTAGATAGGTATCAGAAGTACATGGTTACTTTGAACAACTCAGACGATAAAGAGTTTGTGTTTCAAAAGATGATTGAAATATTTTGTGGTCTTGAATTAAAGGAAGTTGTTAAGATGAAAGCATCGACCGTTATCGAGTTGGTGCAACACTTTGACAAATTGTTTAATGAGAAAACACAGTTTAAACATAGGTTCAAAATGAACGGTGTGGAGTTTGGATTCATTCCAGACTTAGAAGAAATAAGTTGGGGGGAATATATCGACATCGAGGCAAACATAGGTGACTTTCAAAACATACACAAAGCACTTGCTGTAATGTATAGACCAATTGTAAAGGATGTTAAAGGTAAATATGAAATAGAACCTTACCGAGGGGATTTAAGTTACTCAGAGGTTCTTAAATACGCACCCTTAGACGTTGTACTTCCTGCATCTGTTTTTTTTTGGACTTTAGGAATAGAATTAATAAGCAGTACGCTGTCCTCTTTGGAGAAAACGAAGAACAAAACCCATATAGCGAAAATGTTCAATTCTCAAAACAATGGGGATGGTATAGCTCAATCTATCACGTCGCTCAGGGAGACATTAGAAGATTTGACGAAGTTACAGGGCTCGGGCTTCATCAGTGCTTAACATTTTTAACCTTCGAACAACAAAAAAGCAGAATCGAGGTTAAACAATTAAAGCGATCACATGAAAAACTATTATAATCTATCTACATTATTGCATGACTCTATACTTGCAGACCCTTTAGTGAATAGAGTAACGAAGGGCAGCCTTGATAAGATTACCAATGCAAAGCAAGATATGTACCCATTGTGTCATATTATATTTAACGATGTAGCATTTAGAGGGAATACAACGGTGTACAATGTGTCATTGGTTATGATGAGTATAGTTGATATAAGTAAAGACGATGTAACGGATATTTACAAGGGTAACGACAACGAGGACGATGTGTTAAACACTACTTTAAGCATACTAAACAGGATATTTGAGAGAGTTCGACGTGGAGATATTAACGACGCAGGCTATGAAGTGTTAGACGACACTGCAAGTTGCGAGCCTTTTGTTGATAGGTTTACCGATGCTGTTGCAGGTTGGACAATGACCTTTGACATATTAGCACCAAACGAAATGACAATATGTTAGCAGATTTAAGAGAGTCGGGTTTACAAGCTGCTTTAGATAAGTTCAAAACTTCGGTAATTAAACAAGCTCGTACTAATTTAACGAAGGGTGATAGGAATGTATCACGAAAGTTATACAACTCTTTGAAAGGTGAAGCGAAGGTTTACGCTAAAGGTTACTATCTTAACTTTCAAATGGAGGAATACGGTAACTATCAAGACAAAGGGGTTAAGGGTAAACGTTCAAGTTCAAGAGCGCCTAACTCACCTTATAAGTTTGGAAGTGGCAAAGGTAAAAAAGGAGGATTAACGGAGGGAATACAACGATGGGTTAAGGCGCGTAAATTTCAGTTCAAAGATAAGCGAGGCAAGTTCATGAGCTACGATTCAACTGCGTGGTTAATCACACGGTCCATCTATGCGAAAGGTATACGACCAACTTTATTTTTTACCAAACCATTTGAAGCAGCTTATAAACGTTTACCTCAAGAATTAGTAAATGACTTAAAAATAGATTTAGAAAAGATTTTTAACTACTCAATTAAACAACCGAAATGATAAGAGCAAGGTCACCGTATATTATTAGTATTAATGAAACAAGTCAAGTTAGTACACGAATAGAGCTATTTATTAGTGCTACAACGTTTAGTGGTACACCACAATATAACTTAAGCAAGGCAATTCCTGCATCGAATGCTCCAACAACATATTATGACATTGCACCTTACATACGTGAATATTTTGATCACACGGTTTATACTAATATCACAACCTTATCAAATACGTACACGAGTGTTCAGAATTTAAACGTAAGAGTAAAGAGATATAAAACAGTTGTAGCTACTGAGACCTTAATAGATACAACCGACTACATTGCAACGGATGGATACTCAGAGTTTGCGGATAGTGTTAATTATAACGATGGCAATTACTTGTTAGACCAAAAGAATTATTACTATCATAGTGGAGCAAACCCAGGTTTTATAATGGCTTATTTAGATTCTACTCACAAGGTAAAATGGACAGATTCAACTGGGGCTACCTATACAAGTTCATCAACTGGAACTAAATTTCATTGGATACCAAAGGCTTATGATTTATCATTTGTAACAGACTATTGGATTGTTAAGATAACAACAGCAGCAAATGTTGTTTTAGCTACATGGACATTTTACCCTATTGAAGAATGTTTATATACACCTGTTAAGGTTGACTTCATAAATAGACACGGAGCGTTTCAACGGGAGTTCTTTTTCAAAGCGTCAAATGATAATATCGAAGTAACGAATAAAGATTACAACTTAATGCAACCGTACAATTATAGCTTAACAGGGGGTCAAAGAACAACGTATAACCAAAACGGAAAGCAAAGTATAAAGGTCAATAGTGGATGGGTAGAGGAGGATTTTAAGGACAATTTAAAACAATTAATGCTAAGTGAAAAAGTGTTAGTAGATGAAAAGCCTGCTATTCTTAAAACTAAATCAATTGAACTAAACAAGTCTATAAATACAAAACAAATTAATTATAGTTTGGAATTTGAATTTGCGTATGATTTAATTAATAGCATTGTATAATGAGGAAGGTAGACGTATACATAGAAGTGATAGCAGATTCAGGCAACTATGAAAAGTTAGAGTTGTTTAACGATGAAGAAATTCAGATTAATAGTTCGATTCAAAACGTTCAAGACCTTGCGAAGGTTTACACTGACTTTACGCAGTCGTTTACGATTCCTGCATCACCACGGAATAATAGACTATTCGAACACTTTTACCAAACAGATGTAAATGCAAACGACAATCCTAACATTAAGCGCAACGGATTTATAGAGATAGGTACGATACCATTTAGGAGTGGGAAAATATCAATTGAAAGTTCCAACGTAGTTAAAGGCAGAGTTGAAAGCTATTCTATAACGTTTTACGGAGATTTAACGAGCTTAAAGGATAAGTTTGGGGATGACACTCTAAAGGATTTAGATTTGAGTTCGTACGGAATGAATTATAGCGGTTCAAATGTACAAGGTAGAATTATAAACACGGTTTCAAACGATTTAGAATTTCCTTTAATTTCATCAAACAGGATATGGAGTTATGGAGATGCAACAAGTACAGACATTAATACAAGTGCAGGAGCAGTAAGGTACAATGAATTGTTCCCTGCTTTAAAAGTAGCTCGCATTTTTGATGCTATTGAAACAAAATATAATGTAACATTTAATTCTAATTTCTTTAATCAAAAATTATTTACAGATTTATTCTTATGGTTAAAAAATACTAAAACTTTTGAAGCATTAACAGAAACATCTCAATTTACTATTGATGATGTAATTCAAAATGATGATAGCAGAATAAATACAACCACAGACACTGTAAACTTAACAGATACTACAAATGTTAGAATTTTAGCAAGTACAACCACCCCGACTGTAGCAACAGCAAAAATATATTTAGACATTTATTTAAATGGAAATTTATATAAAACTCAAGAACTAAAAACAACAAGCCAACAAATAATGCCAAGGACATTATTAACAGGTTCAAATACTTTAAGTTTAAAAGTTAGAGCATCAGTTCCATGTACTGTTTCATCTATAGGAATGAGAATTGAATTTGAAAAAATAAATGCGGGCAATGTGTTTGGAAGTTTAAAAATAGCACAATTTAGATGTTTAAGTAAAGTATTTGCATCTGCTACAATTGACCCGTCGGTGTATGCGCCTAACATGAAGATTAGTGACTTTGTTAGTGGAATATTTAAAATGTTTAATCTTACTTGTTACGCTACATCAGTGGATAACTTTCAAGTAGAACCTTTAGATGATTGGTATACAAAAGGGGCTGTTGTAGATATTACAGAATATGTTGACACGGATGAAATTACAATTGAAAGACATAAACTTTACAAAGAGATTTCATTTGATTATGAGAAGTCAGAAAGTTATTTAAACAAACAATACTTTAATGAAGCTACAAACGCAACACGTGAATTTGGAAACTACAAAGAGTTAAATTCAAATTATGACGGTGGAGAATATACAATTAATTTACCATTTGAAAATATAAGATTTGTAAAAGAAACAACATCAAATGTTGACGAACCTGCAAGAGCGTTTATATTAAATGAAGAAACATCTGTAGAAAGTTACGACAATAAACCAATTTTGCTTTATTTAAGCACGTATCAAACTACTTCTTTTTATTTCAACAATGATAGTACAACAACATTGTTAACAGCATACAGACCGTTATGTAATCAGATAACATATAACAATGATATATTTTCAAATCATTTTTATCCTGAAGCTAGTGCGTTTAATGGTGTGACAATTAACAACTCTTTATATTCTCAGTATTATGCAGGTTACTTGCAAAACCTATACAACCCTAAAAACAGATTAACCAACGTTAAAGCATTATTTCCAATTTCATTGCTTACAAGTTTAAAGCTAAACGATAGGTTAATTATACGTGACAAACGATATATAATTAATGAGATGAAAGTAAACTTAACAAGCGGTGAAGTTGATTTGTCTTTAATCAATGATTTTAGAGCGGTCGCGAATGTTAATTTACCTATTCAACAAGCCGCAACAACAACAGTTGAAGTGCCTGTATTTATCGAGAATGGTCAAACGTCTACAGAGATATGCGTGGGTGCTACTTGCACAACTTATACAGCAGAACAATTAATATCGGTTACTTTACCAACCAACACGTCTGGTGTACCCGTTGCGACATCGTTAACACGTGACGGTATACCATACACAACAATTTACCAAGATGCTTAATACAATTATACAACTATTGAAGTCAAACGATTTCTATGGACAAAGCGAAATTATCGATATCGCTAAAGGGAAATATAAACTTACTAATTCTATTCGTGAAAGCTACAAACAAGCTAAAAGGGAGTTATACTTAAAACAAGCTACAAATGGCAGAAAAGAAAATAATTGAATTAGAGGTAAAGAATAATTTAGGTTCACTAAAATCACAGCTTAGGGAAGCACAGGCGGAAGTAGCGAAGTTATCGGAGCAGTTCGGTGTGACATCTAAAGAAGCGGCAAATGCAGCGAAAAGAGCAGCGGAACTAAAAGATCAAATTGAAGATGCGAAAGCCTTAACGGATGCCTTTAACCCTGATGCGAAATTCAAAGCATTATCTTCATCTTTGGGAGGTGTTGCGAGTGGGTTCGCTGCTTATCAAGGAGCTTTGGGTTTAATTGGTGTTGAAAGCAAAGAAGTTGAAGCTCAATTATTGAAAGTTCAAAGCGCAATGGCTTTAGCAGAGGGGTTGCAGTCTTTAGGAGGCTTAAAAGATTCAATGATAGCTTTAGCTTCAGTTGTTAAAAATCAAGTTGTAACAGCATTTGCTACTTTAAAAGGAGCGTTAATGGCTACTGGTATTGGTTTAGTTATTGCTGCAATTGGTACTGCTATTTATTTAATGGATAAGTACAACGATGAGATAGAAGATAATATTCAAAAACAAAAACGTTTAAATGAAGAGAATAAAAAATATGCTGAAGAATTAGGTAAAGTTGCTGATGCAAGACAAAAGGAACGTAACGCATCAAAAGGAGGTTTAAATGATAAAGAAAGAGAATTACAATTATTAAGGGCAAGAGGTGCAAGTGAGCAAGAAGTTTACAAAAAAGAGAAGGAAATAATTAATAAACGAATATTTGACCAAAATGTTCTTTTTAATACGTTTACAAGTAATAATTCTGCTGAAAGACAAAAAAGAAAAGAAGCTCAAGAGAATTTAAAAAATTTATATGCTGAGTCTAAGTCTTTAGATGCTTCTTACAATAGACAATTAAGAGAAAACCAACAAGAAAGAATAGAAGACGCAAACGAAAAAAGAAAAAACGCAACCCAAAAACAGTTACAAGCTGAAAAAGATTTCTATGAAAATCAAGCAAAGATGCTTGAAGAAGCCGAAAAAAATACGTTAAAGAAAAAAGAATTAGAAGACCCTACAAAGAAAGCTATTCGAGACGCTCGTAAATTGATGGAAGCGCAAAATGTTATCAATGAAGAAAAAGTAAAACAGATTGAAGCACATAACGAAGCTGAGTTAAAATTAGAAGAAGATAAAAACAGAAAGAAACAAGAATTAACAGCAATGTCTTTTGATGTCATTAGGAGTGTTGCTGACTTATTCGCTCAAGGTAACGAAGCAGACCAACGTAAAGCATTTCAATTAAACAAGGCAGCAAGTTTAGGTCAAGCTATTGTTAACACTGCTCAAGGTGTTACAGCCGCATTAACTCAAGTGCCTTTATTTCCCGGTGCGCAAATTATACAGGCAGGTTTAGTTGGAACATTAGGAGCTTTGAACATAGCAAAGATAGCTAACACACAATTTCAGAGCAGTGGCGGTGGTGGAGATACAGCAACAAGTACACCAACAGCACCACGTACTCCTTCCTTTGATATTATACAAGCGCAACCACAAATGCAGTTAGGAGCGTTGCAACAACAACCTATTAAAGCGTATGTAGTAAGTGGAGAAGTGTCAACAGCGCAAGCCTTAGACCGTAATAGAGTAAGAAATGCAACATTTTAATATAAATTAAGTTATAAAAGTATGCAGAATATAGAGCTAACAATTAAAGATGATGAACAAGGGTGTTTCGCGATTTCACTTGTCGACAAGCCCGCTATTGAGGAAGATTTTATTTTTCTAAGCACATTGGATGTTGAGTTACAAGTTACCAACGATGAGAAACGTGAAGTTGTGGGACTTGCATTGGTACCTAACAAACAGATTTTAAGACGTATTAAAGACAAAGAGTTTACAATTTCGTTTAGTGAGGAAACAATCGCAAAGGTGCAAGAACTTTATCTTAAAAAGAATTACAATAACAACGTAACAGTTGACCACGACCATAATGTTGATGGTGTTAGCTTAATCGAAAGTTGGATAGTTGAAGATGAGAAACACGATAAATCTAACCTTTACAATTTGAATGCTGTTAAAGGCTCGTGGGTTGTTAAGATGAAAGTTTACAATGAAGAGGTTTGGCAACAAATCAAAGATGGTAAATTCAAAGGGTTTAGTATTGAAGGAAAATTTGATGGGTTAGACCAATTGGAAGCTGAAAGCCACGAGGATATAATAAACGAAATTAAGGAACTTTTAAAATCAATATAAAATGGGAGTAACAATAATTGACAACACGCAAACGATTAACAACGCAACATGGAAGGTGCAACCTGACGTACTTGCATCCGAAAGTGGAATCGTAAAAGAAAACGGAACTATCCATTACATTGATGGTAAGTTAAAATACCATGCTGATGGTGTAATTAAAGATGTGGGGGTTGCTACTGACTACGCCTTAACAGTGTTGGGTGTACAAACATTGTTGCCTGCTGAAGGTGGTGGCGCTGCGGTGGGAGACCGTTATTTAGTTTTAGCTTCCGGTGTTGCTGAATGGAATGGTTTCGTTTGGAACTATGTGGTTGCAAATGCAACAGCAGTAACAGGCACGTTAGTAGTGAACACAAGCTCAAACACTACTTACAGATGGAGTGGTTCTGCATGGGTTGTTTACACGGTTCAAAAAGTAATTGATTTAACATTAGCACGCAAAACAGATTCTTACACACTTGTAGCAACTGATAACGGTCAAGTAATTGAAATGAATAAGGCAACTGCTAACACTTTGACGGTGCCTTCAGGAGTTTTTACAATAGGTCAACAAGTTTTGGTTACACAATATGGAGCAGGTCAAACTACAATCGCTGGATCAGGTGTAACGTTAAGAAGTGACGGCGGCAAACTTAAGATTAATAGTCAATATTCAAGTGCGACGATTCTGTTTATTTCAGCAACTGAAGCGTATGTGTTTGGTAATTTAGCTTTATAATGACCGAGTTTAACGGCAATTTAACACCTTCATTCATAAGATTTAAAGAAGTCACTACCGCATTGGATAGTGACTCTTTATTTATACAACCATTCAATAGTGGCATACCTAAAAAAATACTAATTACAAATTTAAGTGATGAGGATAACGGTGTTCTATTTGGGGGCGTTGGTGCAGATGAAGATGTTTACAGTTTAACAGGTGGCGTTGGTGCGAGTATTAATTCAGATATATACAATTTATGAGCGATATAACAAAGAGAATTATAATTAAAAAAGGGGCTGGCATTGCAACTATTCCTGCAACATCAGACCATAGAGATGGTACATGGTTAAGCACTGATTTATACATTGGTGAGTTTTACATGAACACCGTTAACGGTAAGATATACACGCGTACATTAAGTGGGATTTCAGAAATAATTTATGATGTTGCGGCTTTCGAAGTGTTAGCAAACAAGGCTACGAATTTCAGTACAATCAATAACACTAAATACCCAACAACTCAGGCGGTCGAAAATCAAATTGACGCTAAACTTGTTACGACTGGCTATTGGAATGTAGCAAGTTCAGAAATCGCACGTGGCTACAGGGCGCAACACAATTCAACAACGGTTTTATCTGAAAATATCGCGGTTGGTACTCTACAAGGGACAGCAACAGCAGTGGCGGTGACAACAACTTCCATTCAAACTAAAAAGACGCGTTTAAAAATTGGTGTTTCAACTCCTGCAGCTAACGGTGTGTGTGGTTACAGGTCAACAAGTGCATTCAATATTGTTGATATGGGTTGGAGGTTTTGTGTTGCGTTTGGTGTTTCAGATACAGCCTTAAATACAGGGGCGCGCCAATTCTATGGGATGACATCGGCAACAACTTTATTAGGTATTTCGTCAACTGTAACTGTAGAAAGTTTGACTAACATAGTTGGTATTGGATCGGATGCTTCTGATACTAACTTACAGATATTCCATAACGACGCAACTGGTACGGCTACAAAAATAGATTTAGGGGCTAGTTTTCTTGCAAATAGGACAGGAAGTGCAGCAACTGATTTTTTTGTGTTTGAACTTTACAACCCTTTTAACTCAATGACTGTTTATTATAAGGTTACTTCATTGGAAAACAACGTAACAGTTGAGGGGTCAATCACTACGAATTTACCAAGTGATACTACACCGATAACAATGCAAGCGGTTAGAACTTCGGGAGCGTCTTCAAACGCTTGTAGTTTTGATATTTCACAATTAACATTAAACTGTTTATCATGATAGAGGTAATACAAGAAGTAAGGGGAGCTTACACTTATGTAGAAAGTAGCTACTTGAATATAATCAAAGTAGGAAATGAGGTTTTAAATGCTGATGTAACAGCAGAAATAACAGCACAAGAAACTATCATAAACGATTACATCTAATTTACAACAAAGACCTTAAATCAAGGTTATATAATTATGAATGAAATCAAGTACATTTTAGAGCAAATCAGAAAGACGAAAACAATAGTGCTACTCATAATTCTGCTTGCCTTCATTCTTTTTTATTACAAATCATTGGTTACTCAAGTAGTAGTTAAAAAAATTGAAAGTGTTGACGAGGTGAAAAAAGACATTAATAATAATGTTTTGATTCAACAGATGCTTAACGAGTTGATGATAAAATATAATGCTGATAGGGCTTATATATTTCAATTTCACAACACAATTAAGTACTACGATGGAACACACCGTAACCATCAATCAATGACTTTTGAAGTGTGTAATAATGGTATTAGCTCGGAAGCACATAATTTACAGAATATTCCCGTTAGCTTGTACCCGATGTTCTTACAACAGATAATGTTAGAAAGAATGAATTATTGCGACGTGAATAGCATTAAAGAGCAGACTACAAAAGCATCGTTATTAAGGCAAGGGATTCACTCGATATGTATAGCACCATATTTTAAAAAAGGAAATTTTGTTGCTTACATTGGTTTAGACTTTGTAAAAGAAAATAAGTGTACAGAAATTGATTTTAAGGAGTTTAAAGAGTTTACAAACGAAATAGGTAATATATTAATGTTATGAGAAAAGGAGGAAAAAAAGGCTGTCAATGTAAAGATGGCACGTATAGTAAAGAGTGTTGCGATGGTAACTCTCAAGGGGTTGGAAGTACACAACAACAAACAATTAGTAATGTAAACCATACTATTGAAGTAAGGCAAATTACAACAGAAAGAGGTTAATAAAGTTATTAAAGAAAAAAGATATGACTAAAGAAATAAAAGACGCGTTAAAAACTATCAAGACCTTCTTAGGAATGGAGGTGAAGTTAGAGCAGATGAAGTTAGTAGATGGTAACACGGTAATAGAGGCGGATTCATTCGAGCCGGGTGCAAGTGTTATGATTGTAGTTCCTGAAGGTGAACCTGTTCCTTTAGAAGTTGGTAATTATGAACTTGAAGACGGTAGAGTTTTAATCGTTGAAGAGGTTGGAATGATTGCATCAATCGAAGAAATGCCTGCTGAATCAGAAGAGGAAGAGATGCCAGTTGAAGCTGATGTGACTCCAGAGGTTGAAGTGAAACAACCTAAAAAAGTTGTGTCAATTACAGAACAACATTTTGCTGAAATGGAAACAAAGATTGCTGAGCTTGAAACTAAGTTAGCTGCAATGACTCCAGAAGTAATCGAGTTGACTGAAGAGCCAAAACCGATTCAGTATAACCCTGAAAACGCAAAACCAATTGAACATATGGATTTGGCTACAAACACAGGTAAATCAACAAGAGATAAGATTTTAGAAGAAGTATACAATAACAAATAAACAAATAAAAAAATGGCTACAACAATTAACATTTCAACTTCATACGCTGGACAGGATTCTAAGTTATGGGTAAAAGCTGCTTTATTAAGCGGTAACACATTAGCAAATGGAGGTATGACTATCATACCAAACATTGCTTACAAAACTACAATGTTTAAAATCGGAACGGACGACATTTTAAAGAATGCTACGTGTGATTTTGATGCTACATCTACTGTAACACTTTCTGAAAGAAGTTTGACTTTAGAGCAATTTCAAGTTAATTTACAATTGTGTAAAAAAGACTTTTTGGCTACGTGGCAAGCTGAAGAAATGGGATTCAGCGCAAACAAAGTTTTGGCAAAATCATTTGTTGACTACTTGTTAGCTTACATCACTGATAAGGTTGCTTCATCTGTTGAGGTTTCTATTTGGAGAGGTGCAAACGCAACTGCTGGGCAAATTGACGGTATCGCTACATTATTGGCTGCGGATGCTGCTTTACCAACTGCTAACGAGGTTGCAGGTTCTTCTGCTATTTCTGCATCTGCTACAGTAATTGCTGAATTAGGAAAAATTGTCGATGCAATCCCTGCTGCTTTGTACGGTTCACCTGACTTGAAAATCTACGTGCCACAAGGTGTTATGAAGGCTTACATTAGAGCTTTGGGTGGTTTCTCAGTAGCTGCTACTTCTAACTCTGGTACAGATGCTAAGGGAACACAATGGTACAATGGTGGTGCTTTAACTTTCGATGGTATTCCAATTTTCGTTGCTAACGGATTGGCTGCTAACACTGCTATCGCTGCTGAAACTTCTAACTTATTTTTTGGTTGCGGTTTATTAAATGACACAAATGAAATCGCGCTTTTAGACATGTCCCCATTGGACGGTTCACAAAATGTAAGATTTGTATTACGTGCGGGTATGGCTGTTAATTACCATTCTGTATCAGACATCGTAACTTATAACATTCCTAACTCAGCTAACTAATTAACTAATCAATTAACCAATTAAAGGGAGGGTATATTCCCTCCTTTTTTTTTAAACTTTAAATTTATGGCTTGTAATTTAAGTATAGGACGCGCTGAGGCGTGCAAAGAAGCAATCGGAGGACTCAAAGCGGTTTACTTCATTAACTATCAGATACTACCTTCTGATGTAACATTTTCAAATGACCTTATTACAGCGGTAATAAATGTAGACAACTTGTATAAATATGAGTTAAAGTCAAACGAAAATGTATTTGACCAAGAAATTGTATCAAGCCGTGAAGCAGGGACAACGTTCTTTCGTCAAACGTTAACAATTAAACTGAAAAAACAAGATGCTACGACGCACAAAGAAATTAAACTTTTGGCCTATAGTCGACCTCACGTCCTTGTGGAAAACAACAACGGTCAATTCTTTTTGATGGGCTTGTTTAGAGGTGCTGATTTAACAGCAGGAAGTATAAATAATGGTGGGGGGCTTGCAGATTTTTCGGGTTACAGTTTGACTTTTACGGCGGAAGAGGCTTTACCGGCACCATTTACGGATATTACAAGTGCTGCTACTATCGTTTCTGATTGTTTCACAGGTGCAACAGTAACAACCGCTTAACCATGCCTTGTTTAATAACACTTGGACGTTCAGAGCCTTGTAAGGATAGCCTTGGAGGGCTTAAAAACGTTTACTTTATAAATCAAGATTTAACAGCAAATTTTATTTATAAAGAAACTACTCCTGGAAGTGGTATTTATATAGCCGATACTGACTTTAGTCAATCTATTGAATATGTAAACTTTGTACAGTATCTTTATAAATTTGAGTTGAAATCTAACGAGAATGTTTACGACCAAGAGATTGTTACTTCACGTGAAAACGGAACGACATTCTTTAGACAAACATTGACTATAAAACTAAAAAAACAGGACATTGCAACACACAACGCTGTAAAAACTTTAGCGTATGCAAAGCCGAGAATTTTAGTTGAAAACAACGAGGGGCAATTTTTCTTAGTTGGACTTTTAAGAGGTTGTGATTTAACAGCAGGAAGCATCAATAATGGAGCCGCGCTTGGTGATTTTAGCGGTTATTCCTTGACGTTTCAAGGCGAGGAGCTACTACCATCGCAATTTGTTGAAAACGGCACAAGTTCATTCTATTACGACATTGACCCAGCAGGAGGGCAAACAGCATCCACAATAGTTACAAGTTAATACACGGAGGGGCTTAAAACACCCCTCTTTTTTTTTGCAACAAAAACACTCTTTTTTAGTTATACTATTACATGATAGTATTAACGACATCCACAAGCCCTCAAATAGTTTACTTCGTGCCACGTGAAGGCTCGGGAAACTCCGATAAGATATTTCTTACAGACGAACAGACAAACGTCACTGCAACGATTAATATAACGACCTACGCAACAGGTGATTATTACCATACTGCGACCGCTACCTTTGGTCTAAAAGAAGGACATACGTATGTTTGTAAAATTGGCAAAACAAACGACATTAGATTTTACGGACGTGTATTCTGTACGAATAACCCAAGCTCAAACTTCACACAAACGGTAACAACAAACGAATTTATAATCTATGAATAATAACATTATACAACTATCTTCCTATACAGCTCCCGTAATTGTCGAAAATAATCGCAACGAATGGGTTGAATATGGTGAAGATAATAACTACTATCAATTCTTAATCGACAGATATAGTAATTCAGCAACGAACAACGCTGTAATTAATAACATTTGTAGACTAATATACGGTCAAGGCTTAACAGCTACGGATAGCGCGATGAAGCCCAACGAATGGGCGCAACTATTATCTATATTAAAGGAAGACGATTTAAGACGTATTATATTTGACTTGTACGCACTTGGGCAGTGTGCCTTACAGATTCACTACGATAAGGGACATAAAGCGATTACAAGGGCTTTTCACACGCCTATACAATTATTAAGACCAGAGAAGTGCAACCAAGATGGGGATATAGTAGGATATTTCTATTCTGACAATTGGAGCGACCCAAAGAAGTATGTACCTAAGAGATTCGATGCTTTTGGAAGTTCAAAAAAAGAAGTTGAAATTTTATATCTAGCTCCTTATAGCGCTGGGATGAAGTACTTTTCAAATGTAGACTATCAAGGTGGTATTGATTATGCGTTATTGGAAGAGAAAATTGCTGAATATCTTATAAATGAGGTTAGTAACTCTTTTGCTCCCACGACTATCGTAAACTTTAACAATGGTACCCCAACGGACGAACAGAAAGACGAGATTTCATCTCAAGTAATTGGTAAGTTAACTGGGTCAAAAGGTAAGAAAACTTTAATATCATTTAACGAAAACGAAAATACAAAGACAACGGTCGATACTATACCTTTGAACGATGCTCCAGACCATTATTCTTATTTATCAGATGAGTCTACAGCTAAGATATTACGTAGTCACAATGTAACTACACCATTGTTATTCGGTGTGACGTCAGCAAGTGGCTTTAGTAGTAATGCAGATGAAATGAAAACAGGAGCGTTGTTATTTGAAAACATGGTTATCAAACCAAAACAACAAATGATCGTTGAAATGATTAAAAAAGTGTTGTCATTTAACGGTGTGTCTTTAAATCTTAAATTTAAAACGTTGAATCCTTTACAAGGTGACGAGCCACAACCCGTACAAGAGGTTAAAATGAGCGCACAAGACGAATTAGATGTTGCGAAGTATGGTGAAGATGTTGATTTAGATGAATGGGTGTTAGTTGACAGCAGAGAGGTCGATTATGATTTAGAAGATGAGTTGGATGCAGAGCTTGAAAAACTAAACGAACCTACAAATCTTTCTAAGTTTTTAAACCTTGTTAAAACAGGTACAGCAAGACCAAACGCAAGCAGTATTCAAGATGGTAAACTTTTCAAACATCGTTACAGATACGTTGGTGAAATAACTGAAAAGTCACGTTTGTTTTGTAAGAAAATGATTCAAGCTAATAAGGTTTATAGAAAGGAAGATATTATTAGAATGAGCAATGAAATTGTAAACCAAACACGTACACGGTCAGATGGTACAGTTGGTGGTTTAGGGCCGCGTGGAGCGACTACATACGATATATGGTTATATAAGGGCGGAGGAGCTTGCCACCATAAATGGGTGCGTGAAACTTATTTAAGAAAATCGGATGTTAATTCACCAATTGCAAAAAAATACATGAAGGAGTTTAGACCTTCGGTTGCTCGCAAACTAGGTGAGATTGTACCCGTGAACGACAAAAAAGTTTATACAAGACCGATTGATATGCCTAACAAGGGATTTTTACCTAAATAATTTTAAGACATGGCAGAAGCACTATTAATATCGAAAAAAGACTTACAAGAATATACGTCTTTAAACGCAAACACAGACGTTGACAAAGTGATTCAATTTGTACTTGTAGCCCAAAACATTTGGATACAACAATACACTGGGAGTAAGCTATTGGATAAAATAAAAACGGATATTACCAACAACGCACTTTCGGGCAACTATATAACCCTTGTAAGGTCCTATTTAAAGCCTATGTTGATCCATTTTACTATGGTTGAATATTTACCGTTTTGCGCTTACACAATTTCAAATAAAGGGATTTATAAGCACCAATCTGAGAATAGCGAAATTGTTTCAAAAGAGGAAGTTGATTACTTAATTGAAAAAGAAAAACGTATTGCAGAATCATATTCACAAAGGTTTTTAGACTATATTTGCAAGAACAATAGTTTGTTTCCAGAGTATACAACAAACGAAAACGGCGATGTTTACCCACAACATAATAACTATCTAACAAATTGGTATTTATGAAGAAGAAAAAAGAGTATAAACCAAAGGAAGAGAATATAATTAAACTTAAACAATACTTAAATGATATTAGCAAGTCACGGAATAATAAGTAGCAGTGGTGGGGTGCCACCTTCAACATTATTAACAAATTTATATGCGGTTTATAAAGCTGAAAGTAATGCAAACGATTCATTTAGCACTATAAACGGAACTGCGCAGGGGGGGTTGACATATAGTGCAGGCAAGAGTGGAAATGCTTTTACTTTTAATGGTGTAAATAGTCGCATTGATTTGCCAACTGCTTCTTTTAACTCACTAACAACAGATTTTTCAGTTAGTGCTTGGACTTTATTTCCAATAGGTTATATTAGCGGTTATGCTATTCCTGTTTTTAACAACATGAGTGCAACATCATGGTTAAATGCTGGTGGTGGTTTTTGGGTTACATTGTTTGGTGATGTAATACAGTTTAGAATTGGGGACAAAAGCACAGCGCCTATTCTAACATACTCAACAGCTTATTCTATGGGCTATAACACGTTTTTTCACATTGCTGTAACACGTTCAAGTGGTAGAAGTAGAATATATTTGAATGGCACATTGGTAGCAAGCAATACAGATGCGGTTAATCCAGTGTATTACACAAGTGGAGTGAATACAACTACACCAACAATAGGAGCAATTAAAATGCCTAATGGTGTACAAGATGGTTATTACGCGCCATTAAATACAAAAATAGATGAGTTAAACATTTGGAATAAAGAACTAACAGCTACAGAAGTAACTGAATTATATAACGCAGGTACAGGTAAATTTTATCCTTATTAATTATGAAAGTTAGACAATTAACATTAGAACAAAAAAACATCCTTACAGGTCAAGTATGGGGTTTCCAAGGTCAAGTATTTAACCCTTTGCAAGATGCAAACGGAAATTGGTTTATCTCAAATGAAGAGGTTAACGGATGTACATTGCAACAAGCTGAGTCTATCCCATGTGATGCATGGCTTTTAACATTACCCGAAATAGATTACAATCCAATTGTACATGAAGCGTAAGTTCTACGAAGGGCAAATAATAAATAATAAAGTCGTTAAAACAGTTTGGAGCGACTCAAGTAATTACATGATAAATTTTACAGATGGAAGTTTTGAAGTTATTAAGAAATAGATGGAATGCACCGACGCCAAACTTTTGGAAAAAAGTGCAAAGTGTTGGAATAGTAATCGGAGGTTTAGGAGCGGTATTAATCGCACCGCCTTTCGGTTTAGCAATCGCGCCTTATATGGTGGCTGTTGGTTCAGTAGCAGGAGTATTATCACAATTGACAGTAGATGAGCAACGTTAGAAATTACACAACAGACCAACTACTCGATAGAGTAGAAGAGTTAAAGTCATTCAAAACTATTCCATTAGGTTATTGGATAGTAGGAGTTAGATCAAATGAGGATGCACCAAACAAGTACGATGATAAGTTTTACTTATTCAATGGTGAAGAATTTGTAAAAGTTGTTACAGGCACAACCAATCCCGGCACACCAATATTGGAAGGTGGCTATTTGAAGTATAACAAAGTAGGTGCCGCGGTTGTTAAGTCAAACGAATGGTATTACGATGTTTGGTCTTATGGTTTACACCAAGGTAAGATGCCTGCGCTTAGACAAGTTGGTCCATTCATTGTTTACCGTGACGGAGATAGGGATGGTAAAAGTGAGGAAATCGGAATACCTATAAAGGGAAGTGGTTACGGAATCAACTTCCATAGCATCTCAAATGATTTATCCGTAAAAAAAATAGGTGAAAACATTGGTGGCTATTCAGCAGGTTGTCAAGTATGCAACAATGTAGAGCAATATAGCATGATTATCAATATGATTAAAAATCAAAATAGAATAACATACTGTTTATTAGAAGAATTTTAGTACCTTTATAGAGTGTTTTGGAGCGGTTAAGAAATTAATCGCTTTTTTTTTGCTTAAAAGTTTGCGTATTAATTATTAATGTTTAAATTTGTAACATAATTAAAAACATAAACACAATGGAAGTAGTAGTAAACAACATCGCAAAAGACAAAGCAAAACAAGTTATGGATGCTTTATTTGAGTGTATGAATGATAAAAATTTATCAAAAGAAGAAAGACAACAATACTATAAAGAGTATTTAGAAGTTTCAGCTAATTATTTAATACTTTGCAGATAATGGAAAATTTAGAATTCACAGAATATTGTTACACTGAAGTTAACGGATTCACAGAGATGGTAGGTATGAAAGAAGATAAAAAAAGAAGAAAGTATTATATTTATATTAATACTCACTTACAAGGATGTAAAACTCTTACTTTTTCATCTTACAAGAAGCTTATTGAAAAATATTTTAGTTTGTGTATAGAAATGAATTTAAAAACATTATTAAGATAATGAGAAAATCAGCAGTAGAATTTTTATTAAATGAAATGTTTAATAATGGTGGTTTGAAAAGAGAACAAGGTGTATCTTTTGTAAGTAAAGATTTAGTTAATCAAGCCAAAAAAATAGAAAAAGAAGAAGAATTAAAAAAACAATTATTTATAGGTAAAGTGTCAGATATAATTGGATTTGAAAAAACAGTAGAGTTATTAAAACAAGTAAACGAAGAAATCAAATGAAAACAGCAGATTTAATTGAAAGCCAAATTACCGAAATCAGAGATATTTTAGGTTATGGCAACAAAAGCGAAAAAATTCCTTATTCAAAGGAGCTAGTAACAGAAACGCAAAAGGTTGTCGGAGAAAATTATTTATTTATTATTAAAATTATGGGTCATGAGAAATGCTAGAAAATTATTATACGTATTGGTTTGTATTATTTCAGTAGGATTTGTAAATCACTATTGGAACGCATCCACAGCAATATGGATTGGATTTGGTTTATTAGGTTGTTATTTAATTTTACGGTCGTATATTCTGCACGAACAACCCAAGCTCTAACTTCATACAAACGGTATCGTTGGATATACAATAGCAATAAAATTATTTGGTGAATCTTTAGATAAAACTTACCAAACACAACAATTTTTACAAGACACATTAGAAGAAATTTTAGCTTCAAAATAAGTAAGTCATGGAAACAAAAAAAGCGCATGAGTTAGAGTTTATTGGCGTAATAAAAAGAGACGGTTCAGGAGTATCAAAAGTTAAAGAAAGCTACTTAAAAGCTATGTTAGAAAATCCTTTAATGAAAGATGAAGATTTTGAATTACATCACCTTTCATTGACTGAAAAAACATTCATAGCTTTTAATTTCAATGCATTTATAGTTAAAATTAAAGAGAAAAATTAAATACCGATTAATTTTTTAACAAATTAAAAACATAAACACATGAAAACAGCAGATTTAATTGAAAGTCAAATTTCAGAAATTAGAAAAAAATTTGGTTATGGTAACAAATGCGAAAAAGTACCGTATTCAGAAAAGTTAAAAACCGAAGTACAAAAACTTGTAGGAGAAAACTATGAATTTATTCTTAAAATTATGGGACATGAGAAACGCTAAAACAATAATTTACATTTTAATATGTATAATTTCGGTAGGGTTTGTAAATCACTACTGGAACACATCCACCGCAATATGGATTGCATTTGGTTTATTAGGTTGTTATTTAATAGGTAGAAGTTATGAGGACGTTAATTAGAAAAATATTCAAGGTAGACACGTTAATTATGCCTTCAGACGTGGAATTTGTAAGTCTTGATAGTGATAGTGTATACGCATCATTTGAAGACCTTAGAGAGCGCCTTTACATACAAGAAGGATTAGTGTATGATGAAATAGGAGACCGCATCTGTACAACGATGGAGTTAGAGCAGTTCGACAACTTCAAAGAAATTAACCAATGTACAACGTGTGGCGGTTCGGGTGAGTACATGGTTACGGATTACGACCAAGACGCACCATTTCAAAACATTTTAATAAACTGCTATTGTGAGAAGCCCTTCGAGTTATGAGTACATTTACGAGCGTGTACGTAACATGCTCGAAGCTGGATGGATTCAATTAGACATCGCTAAACATTTAAACGTACCTGTTGCGACAGTTGGTCACGCGATCGCAACATGGGAAGGAAAAAAGTATATAACAAGCCTATATTTTGGGCATAAAAACCAAGCATACAATGAAGAAGATTACATTTATCAAGCCCCTACTTATGACGAGCTTTCTGCTGATGAGCAGTATCTGTGGCGCTCAATTGACTTTACAGCAAATCAAGGACAAGGGGATAAAACATCCTGAGATTGTTTACGCACAATACAGGCTTGAAACAGGTAATGGAGTTAGCAGAGCATTTACCGAATATAACAATGCGTTTGGATTCATTTATAAGGGTCGTTTAATGCGTTTTAAGAGCGTTGAAGCATGTGTAGAGTATTATAAGACGTGGCAAGACAAAAGATACGTTAAAGGCGATTATTATGTATTCTTGCAAAAAATAGGATACGCAGAAGAAGAAGGATATATTCAAATGTTAAAAAAGTTTTAAAATGAAAGCAGAAATTTTTAATGACCATTTTCAGAATTTTAAAAGGTATCAAATACCAAAAGCACAATTAATCATCGCTGATATACCGTATAATTTAGGTGTGAATGCTTATGCTTCAAATCCAAGTTGGTATGAAGGAAAGATACGGTTTAAATAACTATATAAATTTAGTGTTTAGAAAGAACTTCTCAGCACAAGTTTTAAAAGCAAATATGAAAGTTGTTGGTAATTGCGAATATGGTCTATTATTTTATAGAGAAAAGTTGCCAAAATTCAACAACAAAGGTAAAATGATTATGAATTGTATTGATTGGGAAAGAGATACAACAACTCCTAAAATACATCCTACTCAAAAACCAGTTAAGTTATTAGAAAAATTAATTGAAATTTTTACAGATGAAAATGACGTGGTAATAGACCCTTGTTGTGGAAGTGGAAGCACTTTATTAGCAAGTGTAAACAAAGGGCGCAAAGCTTATGGTTTTGAGATTAAAAAGAACTTTTATAACGATGCAAAGAACTTATTAGAAAATCATAAAACTACAAAACAAGAGATTGAAGAGTATGGCTTTGCTAAGACTGAATTAGAAAAAATTAACCCAACACTATTTTAAAATGAAAAAGATAATTATAGCAGCATCTTTGCTAATGGTCGGATGCGCAAAGGAAGAAATAAAACAAGAACCTATTAAAGATTGTAATTGTGATAGGATAGTTAGCGCGCCACGTAGCACTGTTTTAATACCAGTTAAAGGCTCTACTCAAGCAAAAGAAATATATTTTGCAGATATAATAACAGTAAACGACTGTTCTAATTGGCAAAAGAAATGGAGTTATCGAAGTGAGTACAATCGATTCAGTCAAAAAATAGGGGAATGTTACAATGACTAACCAACTAAACCGACCTAACAAGTCGGTTTTTTTGTGTAAAGCGTACTTAAAAGAGTACTATATAATTTTATAATTATCAAAGAGTTAATTTAAAATAGTACGCTTTTTCAAAAAAATATCTATTGTATAATATATTTACCCTATTTTATATTATTTATTTATACAAA